TTGAAAAATATGCCGATTGCATACATCCACAAAGTGAATATAATAGATGGGCTTTTAAAAAATGGCTAGTTGGTTCGGTTCATAATTGGATAAGCCCATTACACGAAACAAAAGTTTCTCCATTAACTCTAGTTCTATGTGGACAAAAACAAGGTACAGGAAAGACTTCTTTTTTTAGAAACCTATTGCCTAAAGATTTACAAAAATACCTAATTGAGCATAGAATTGACGCAAAAGATAAAGACAGTATTTACAATCTTGTAAAGGGCTTGCTTGTGCTAGATGACGAATTCGGAGGTTTGGCAACAAAAGACGTGAAAGACTTCAAAAAGATAGCTGATGCCAACCAAATCGACATAAGATTGCCTTATAGTGCATTCTATTCAAAAATGAAACGTAAGGCTTCTTTATGCGGAACAAGTAATGAGAGTGATATTTTAAAAGATGTTACAGGAAACAGGCGTATTTTACCTATAAACGTACAAAGTATTGATTATGATGAAATGATTAAGATAAATACAGACGATCTTTGGCGTGAAGTTTACGATTTATGGAGAAAAGATTTCGATTGGAAAATTTATAGTTCAGAGGATACAGAATATTTATCTAAAAATACATCTCATAATCTTGAAGTATTACCAGTTGAAGAAATATTTTTCAATTACTATTCTACAGAGCAAAACGAAAAGTATACAGAGGAAGTTATAGTAAATCAAGGTAATATTTTACACAAATTAAATTGCATAACATCGTTTAATATTTCGAAATATGACATAAAAGATATACTTACTAAAAATAAAATTACCTATAGAAGCTATAAGAGAGATGGAAAAGTTATTTTTGGTTTAAAGATGTTTGTTGAGCCTGTTTTTAATCAAGTTGTTGAAAATCAACAAGATGTGCCTTTTTAGAGGTAATAAGGTAATAAAAAGGTAATAAAAAAATATTACCTCCTAAACCCAATGATAGTAAGTCTTAACACCAAAGGTAATAAGTAATATAAAATATCTATAAACTTTTAAATATATATTTCATTTTACATTATTATCATATATAATGAATTTTAATTATTTTTTCATACTCTTTTAAAATAAAAATATTACCCTAAAAAATATTACCTATGACAGAAGATCAACTACAACAAAAATGCGTTATTTGGTTTAAAAATAAATACCAAATTAAAAATGAAGGCTTAATTTTCTCAGTTCCTAACGGTGGATCAAGAAACTTTTTAGAAGCTAAAAAATTAAAAGAAACAGGAACAATGGCAGGCGTATCTGATTTAATAGTTTTATTTAAAGGAAAATGCCTTTTTATAGAATTGAAAATTGAAAAAGGAATACAAAGCGAAGTTCAGAAGATATTTGAATCTAGAGTTAATTTATTGGGATTTGATTATTATTTAATTAGAAATATTGAAGATTTTGAAAAATTATTTGTATGAAAACGACCATTTAGAAGCTCAAAAGTTATCAATGGAACAATTAACCGCTAAAGGATATTTATGTTTCTTTAAATGGGAGTTTGACGATATAAAAGAATTAATTAACTGGTATATGAAAAATAGATAAATTATGATACAAATTACAAATGAATACATATTAAGCGACCAAATAAGTCTTTATGGAGAAAGGGAATGTTTAGGCTTTGGGAATAGTGAATTTTATGTAAAAGAAATACATAGAGATTTAGCCGTTAAATTAATAATAGAAAATCATTATTCTAAAAAAGTATATAACGGAACGTACATAAATTTAGGGGTTTTCAATAATACTGGTTTAGTGGGTGCTTTACAATATGGATACGCAATGAATCCTGCAAGTTGCGGAAGTGTTGTTGAAGGAACTTCGATGGATGAGTATTTAGAATTGAATAGGATGTGGCTAAGTGATGAGATAAAAACATTATACCCAGAAAGTAGAAGCATATCTTTTTCTATTAAATATATTAAAAGAAAATTTCCTAAAATAAAATGGATACAGTCTTTCGCAGATGAAAGATGTGGAGGTTTTGGAATAGTGTATCAAGCCTGTTCTTTTAATTTTTATGGTGAACATAAGTCTACATTTTGGGAATTAGATAATGTTGTTTATCATAATAGTATGATGACAAGTAAGAAAGCGGGGGGAAAGAAGTATGATTTGTTACAAGCTAATAAAGAAAGATGTACTAGCCATACTTTAAGACAATTTCGTTACATTAAATTCATAAACCAGAAATGGAAAAAGAAATGTTTATTAAAAGAAATGCCATATATTAAACATTATAATCAATGATAAATTGCAAACATTGCCAGCTAAAAAATAAATGTTTCACTATAGGTAAAACCAATTGCGACAAATACAATGCAATAGCGAATAAACCAAGCCAATTACCAGGACAAATCCGAAAAGCTTTTAAAAATAAAGATTATGAAAAAGCTAAACAACTGCAAGAAGTTCTTTTTAGATTGAATCATGGGTAAATGTTAAAGTTTTAAAAATGTATTGTTATGTTAGTTATTATACTTACATTTGATAAAAATATTAATCATGGAAGCAACACACAACATTAAGTACGAAGGTTTAGAACTTGAAGTAAAAGGAGAATTTCAAGAAGCAGAAATTGAAACAGGATATAAAGGAGGGTGGATTCATTGGACTGTTGAAACTGATGGAGTAGATATTTCTTGGATGCTTAAAGATGAAATTATAGATCAAATTAATCAAATTGTTATTAACGAAAATTATTAGAGTTATGGAAGAAAATAAAAAATTAGAGTATGCATTTCCTTTAACAGATGGACACACATTTTTAAATGATGGAATGACTTTGAGAGATTATTTCGCATCTAAAGCAATTCAAGGATATATGACTGGAAGAGATTTCCAAAACATAAGAACACTTGATGACATATCAAAGGCATCTTATAACCTAGCAGACGCAATGCTTAAACAACGCGAGTTATGAACCTAGACGACGAACGAGCAAATATGCTATTTAAACTATTTATAAAAAAAATATTAATAATAATTTTAATCTTTACATTATGGGTAATATACCAACACTAACCAAAAAAGAAGCAGAAGAAAAACTTAATTGCAAAATAGTTTAATTATGAAAAGAGTAGCAATAAAATACATCGACTTTAAAAGTTATGATGAAGCGAATGAAAATATAAATTATCCAAGTAGCGGATTATTTGTGGTAAGAATGGAAAATGGACCTTCTGATTTAAGACTTGTTGATAAATCAATTGCAAATAATTATTGCGTTGTTCCAGAGCATATTTTTAATAATTGTTGTGAAATTATAGAAGAAAAAACAGAATCAGAATCCGTAATTGACAAAGATTTTATATTAGAGTTTTCAAAAATATTACTTAGCAAGAAATAGTCATGAGCAAAATAACAAACAAATACTAAACTATTTTCGAAATGGAAGCAAGATTGAAAGTTGAAGCTAAGAAATTGGCTAAAGAGCATGTAGATACTAAACCTATTAAATATTTATTGAAATGAGAGAGGGGTATATAGTAATTAATAATGATTATGTAAGCGGGTTTAAAGAGGGTTTAAAATCAATATTGGTATTTAATCATAAATATTTAAATGAAGCTGTAAACCATTTTGTAATTTTTAATCCGAGAAAACAGGATTTAAAAGGTTATTCTGACTTAGTCGGAGTATGGAAAATTAAATCTAAATAACTAATTTTTACCCTTAATCTATTATTAAGGGTTTTTTTGTATATTTGTGTAAATGAAAATTATGGCTTACGATAAAGATAAAATATTTCCATTGATACTGTCAGAGATTGAAGAAGGTGCTTCTTTAAGGTCTATTTTAAGGCGTGAAGATATGCCTAGTAGATATACTTTCTTTGAATGGCTACACAATGACGAAGAAAAAACTAACCAATACGCACGTGCGTGTGAAGTTAGAGCAGAAACAATATTTGAAGAAATATTAGAAATAGCGGACGAGTCTATCAATGATGTTGTTTCGTATGATTTTAATTCAGCCTTAGTGTAAATAAAAGATTTTACCTTGTGAGTATTGTTTAAGTCAATTTCACTTGGTAATAGATTATAAATAGCTTTTGTAACTGAAAGTGCATCAACTTTATATGTTAAGTTCGTACCGTTTGCAGATAAAAACCACATTTGCTGAAATAAAAAGTCCTCTTGTGATTGGAAGTAGTTAGGCTGTTTGAATAATTTAACTATAGGACTATTTTCTATTGGATTTCCATTTGCTCCAATGTGCGATATTCTCATTTGAGAATAAATCTTTGAACGTAAAGCAATAATAGCCAATAAAACAGGGTTGCTTATTGATAACTCTAGATATTTATCTGAGTTTGTAAATCCTGATTGGTCTAAAAAAGAATAGGTAAAAACGCCATTGCGGTCTCTTTCCACATTAACGCTGTTACCTTTCCAAAAATCAAATAATCCCATAAATACGATGTTATCACAACATTGATAATAAAAGCAAATATAATAAAAAAATATTAACTTAAACGAAAAACTTTTGTATACCAAGAAATAACATATTTCATTGCATCTAAAATATGATCGTCTCCGTTTTCTTCTGGAACATCCATTTGAATACCTTGCCATATCTTCCATGAATAATTTTCATATTCATTCTCAATATTAACCGATTCTTTAACGTAATGTATTTTACTTTTTTGCATAGTTTCAATACCAGAAGCAATAGATCCAGAGCCTTTTTTTGCATTAATAACATTATAACCTGCATTCTTTAATTTCCTTGCTTCTTCCTTGTTTAGTTCGTTCCCTGAGTCGCAAATAATTTGTTTATGCTTTTCTATTCCTAACCTTTGAAACTCTTCTGTAAGCGTTCCTTTCATGTCGTTTAAAGGACAATAAAGAACTTCACGAAAGAAATAGTTTTCATCTCCATCAAATTTCATTTCTACTAATGCTGAAGGTGCTGACAAACCAAAATCTAACCCGTAATAAGATTGATACGGTAATTTATTAAAATCAGCATTATTTAATGTTTTCCATCCCTTAAAAATACGGTTTGGTTTTTCGCTCTTTTCTCCTTTTCCAAATACTAGCCAGTGATACAAAGATGCGCTATTCACACTTTCATTATAAACACACCGCTTAATCTCGTTTATTTGTCTTTTAGTTAAATCTTTTATGTTTACTTCAAAATCATAATTCATACATTCAACAACACTCATTAAATCCATTAAAACTACTTCTGCCTGAATTAATGGCTGATAAGATTGTATTTGTATTTTAGACTCTAAAGGACAAAAAGGATTG